ACTTCAATATGGTCATCGCTTACAATTCGACCTCGTACTTCGACTTTTTTCACCTCTCACACCTCCTTTCAACGCAAAAAAGACGGTGCTATTTATCATCAGCATCGTCTTCCTCATCGTTTTCTTTTACAGGTTCTATCGGTTGCTTTTCTATACCGAAACCTGCCTCTGCACGCAATTGTTCTTCGCGCTTACGTAACTCATGATTTCTAAACCAATCAGTACCAGTAAGTTCTTGCGACTCTTTGGTTCTTGTACTAAACCCGTTATCCACTCGTTTTTCCGCTGCATTTACTTCTTTCAGTGGGTCTAACTGACCTTGCGTCGGCCCAAGCCATTCTGCTCTAGTATACGCATGGCGAATAAGTGGATCATTGAAGAATCCAGGGGCATTAATTCTTCCGAGCGCTACGGCTTCAGCAAACCATTCGTTGTAAATGGGCTGACAGAACTTTTTAGATAACCAAGTACGGCGTTTACGGAACATCTTCCACGCTTCTAATAAAGCGCCTCGGGACGCTGAATAAGAAGACGTGAAGTGTTTCATCAAAACTTCATAAGGTAATTCTAACCCTACACCTATTTGACGGAAAATCGATGTAACAAAGCCGTCAAAATTAGCGTTCGGTCGGCCTGGGTTAGATTCTTGAATCTTTTCTCCTTCACGTAAAAAATTTACGGAACCATTGCCGATGTTAATTTTCGAATCGTCTTCCTCGTCTTCGTCTGCAAACCCTCCACCGAATTCATTTTGTTGGCTAGCTTCAGTCGTGATAAACAGCGAATACATCCCATTAATGACAGCAGCCATTAATTCTGCATCTGTGTATCGATCGATTTGTTTTAACGCTTCGATGACCGGTGCAAGTAACGGAACGCCACGCCTCTGTTCAGGACGTTCAAGTTCTAATAGATGTAAAACGTTCATTCGCCCGGTTTTCTTTCCGTATTTTTCGATACGACGCCAATTATTTTGCACGGTTAATGAACTATTTGGGTGTTTATCTGCGATGTGATAAGCAACGACTTCACCTGTCCCATCGATTTCAACGCCATTGATTAATCGTTCATCTGTAAAACTATTAAACTGCGGATTACACACGCGATCCGCTTCAATAAGCTTAATGGTTGTTTCATAAATCGAACCGGCACGTTTTTTCATCGGCAATAAACTAAAACAATCCCCACTCATTAACATTGATAAAAAAGCCAATGCTTGTAGCTCTCCAAAATCACACATACGATTCGCATCACAATTTTCGGAATCTGACCAATAATTGAACTCTCGCTCAATAATAGTCTCTAACTCTTCTGCTTCTTCGAGTGACATACCTAAAAATTCGTAATCTACTTGTGCATTAAGTTTCAGCCCAGGTCCAACGATATTCGTTACCATCGTTTTAAATGCTCCACTTGCAATAGGCGCTCCCATATACAAATCTCGCGAACGCTCTCGGAGTGATTCTACATTACGCTCAATATCATCGACTGGACTGCTTAATGCAGTAAACCAACCTAGCATGCTTCGTTTTTGGGCGCTAGCTCCATGATTCCCATAACCCGAGCCTCCGCTAGTAGTTATATTACTATCTTCCATTACCTCACCTCATTTCACCAATCGCGTGGAATAAATTGCTTTGTCCTGCGTAATCGCTTGCCTTGCGCTCGCATTTCTATTTCCGCTTCTTTTTCTTCCCAATATTTAATACGTTTTATAACTTCGGACAAATTTGCACGAGTTAAATTCCGACTGCCAATTGTATAACTTTGAGCAGTAGCAATTGCTTTCTCTGCTTCGCGCCATATTTGCAAATTTTCCCGAACTTCTTCCAAAGTCATTGCCATTATGCTCTCACTCTCTTCCTCTTCTTTTTAATAGCACCTGCATATTCTTTTTCAAAGTTTGGATTTACAATTTCAATAGCAGCTGTATTATAAACGCGTAAATCGAATGCCTCGTTTCTCGCTCGAATTTTCACCCAAACTTGATACGGTACACCTTGTTCATAACGCACTTCCATCTTTTCAGCTGTTAATCCTAAGAAATAATTAAGCTCATAGCCTTTTCCTTTTGGGAAATGGCAGTAGTTCGGACCTGGTTCCATAACTTGCAAACTGGACATCACGCGAGCTTTACCGTCATTTACCCCCAACGTTACCAGCAAAGCTTTCATTGGTTTAGGTCGAGTTGTACGAGCAATCAATGGCACGTACTCACCTTTACCGGCATTGGCACCTTTGATTGCGTAAATATGACGCGATTCACGCTCTTTACAGAAACGATATACTTCTTGTGTGAAGTGACCTCCACTATCCATGCAAGTGCAGGTTATGCCGAACTGTTTACCATTAGCTTTGCTCCAACGTTTTTGTAACCATAAATCAAGGTTATGCCAAATCTCTGGTCGCTTTAAATCACCGTGAATAACATGGTATTCAATACCCCACGACTCACGACCAATTCCCCATCCGACTACTTCTATTTCAAAACGATCATCTTGAACGTCCACAGCTGCAGTTAATATCTTCACGCCCTCTGGCACATCCGCATCATACATTTCACGACGCTCAAATAACATTTCTTCGTCAACTTTTTCGCCGGATTCTTCCCATGGTTCGCCAAGCACAGTATTAACCCAGGTCTTTACTTTTTCCCGACCATCTCTTTTTGCTTTCAAAAAATCACTCACGATAGTCGACCAAGTTACCCATGGGCTCGAAAATTGATTCAGGTGGAAACCACGGCGATTTGTATGTGTCTTTTGAGCAACCCATTTCCCTTTACTGTGTTTCCATGTTCTTTCGTCGCTTAGACACCCACACTTACAACAAGCATGATCCACTTTATCGACAATGAATTCACCGCTATCTGTTTTGTGATAGTCGAATTTTATTTGTGCCCATTTTATCGGTTGATATTCACCGCATTCAGGACAAGCAAACGACCATTGTTCCGCTGTACTATCTTCATAAAGTTGTTGGATTCGAGATGTGCCACTATTTAATGGTGTCGACACATACACAAGTTTACGGTTAAAATCAAACGTTGTTGTACGCATCTTAGCTAAATTGATTGGGTCACCCTCTGTTCCTGCCGAAGCTGGATAACGATCCACCTCATCGCAAAGCAAAATACGAATTGGACGACTGGATAATGAAGATGCAGCGTTCGCGCCAACAATAGCTATAGACCCACCCAAGAAATTTTTCTCGTTAATGGTGTTCCCTAATCTTTTAGCGGCAGCGAACTTTTTTTGCAACGGTTCACTCGCTTCAATCATTGAAGTTAATCGAGTTTTTGAAAAATAATTAATTAAAGTTTTATCCGGTAACATAAACATGATTGGACAAGGGTCATAATCGACGTGATACCCAATCATATTCAGCATAAATTCCGTTTTACCTACCTGCGCCGAAGCCATAATAGCGACTTCTTCAGTATTATCGTCGGTGATACTATCCATAATTTCTCGCATATACGGTGCACGGTCTGTTCGCCACGGCCCCGGTTCAGCTGATGTTGCCGTTGTAAGCATCCTATAGCGGTCAGCCCATTCCGAAACAGTTAAATCTGGACGTGGTTCCCATAATCGCGCGATTTCTTTGAAAAGATTAAGGGTTTTATCAGGTATCAAGCTCATTGTCTTCGCTACCTTCATCATCATCTTCGTCTTCTTCATCAGCTTCATTGATGAATCGACCCGGATTATAATCAGCTAACGCACTCAGCGCATTATTAATTTCATCGTTCAATTTCTTTTCAATCGTTTTCGCTGATTCGCCTTCTAGTTGTGGCCCGATACGGACAGGTATGGACAGTAATTTCGACTTGGTACTTGTTATCATTTCGCCCATTAAGGCACGAACGTCATTAGCGCTATGCAACTCACCACGCATTTGTTGTAATTGCATTTCGGTTTTTTCTTTCTTTAACATTTCATGTTCAGCTTTCACGTCAGCATGGCTTAACTTTTCCTCGCCTGCTTTACCACCGGACATATGTTCAATATAAAGAGCTAACGTTTCACCCAACTTATATTTACCACGAGCGCATTGTGTGAGAACGCCTTGACTTGTCAGTTGCCGAATCCAGCGATCTGATTTACCGACCAATTTTGCTAATTCACCCGTACCTATTTCTTTATCCGCTAACGCAACAACTTCCGCTTTGTCTTTTGACATGATTCTCACCTCACTTCCGCTTTGGATTTATAAAACGCCTTCTTTTTTTCAGGCTATTAGATGAAGCAATTTTTTTGTTTTACTTTCACACCCATAAAATAAACGGAAGCGGAAGTAACTTTTTCGAAAAAAAAATTGACGACCCGTGGGCGTCGAAAGCCCCGCACTAACTTAAAGTCCCAGAAGAACCTATTGTTTTTCTGAGTCTTTCTCGCTTTCGCCTTTATCTCCTGCAATTATTATTGCTCTTGCCTTTTTAATAGGCATGTTCATTAATATATCTAAACGCTTTGATATCGTATCGATTTCTTTTAATGTTTTCTTTCTGTTACGAATACTCATGCACATATCTACTAGAACAGCTACTAATACAAAGACCACTAGCACATGAATAATTAAACTTAGTGCAAGATCCATATAGAACATCCAACTCATTTACGTTTCACTCTCCCGCTTACTTTATGGTATCTATCACGGTTAACGCCCATCAATTCTTTAAGCTCACGGTCTGAATACTTACGTTTATCTTTACGCTTCTGACGATGAACAACAGGCTTTGCTTGTAATTGCTTGCGTGTATCATCATCCAGCAAATCGTATATGCGCATTGTGTTCACCGCCTTCCACAGATTGATAAGGTCTAGTACACGATGTACCAGACATAATAAAAAGCCGTCAGCAATCGCCAACGACTTTGATGTTAATACGGTATCCTGTCACGACCACAATTGAGACGTGTTGTCTAACGCCTACAGGACTACAATTGCTGAATCTTGTCCGTATTAAGTATGATATTTCGTTTCGTTCAAATTATGATATGTTATCAATTTACACTGAAAAATAAGATAGTTCTTGTAAATCACGAAACTATTTTTTATTAAGTGATTTTTGCATAATGCTTAGTAATCACTTAGGGTTCGCTGAAATATATTTCACTTCATAACGATTGCCTTTTTCATCAATCACTACAATATCTTCATGTGTATCTTCTGATACCCACTTTTCAATTTTACCGCCTTTAATTTCACTCATAACGCGTGATACTTCGACCATTTCAACTACATTGATAGCCATACTACATCCCTCTTCCTTTACTTCATATTTTGTTTCAACCACCTACAACCATCCCAACTTCTCAGCAGTCATATCAATCAATTTATTCCGTAATTTATATGCCTTTGCTTTTTTAATATCAAGCATTTCCGCAACGTCTTCCCAATCCATATAACTAGAATCCTTTGAGATATATTTCATTTCCATGAACTCACGTAGCAAACGCTGTTTTTTATCTTCTGATACTTTCTTTATTACATAATCGATGGCATCAACATTCTTCTTTAAGTTCTGATACCGTTCATCTTCAGCGAGTAACATAGCCTTTTGCCCTGTCGGATTAGAGATATTAGAAGAACGACCACCACCGATATTTTCATCGTTCCGCTTATTTTCAGTCAATTCCCATTCACGAAAATGCAATTGTCGTTTCAGTGAAGGAATGTCCGACCAATATTCTTCAATGGTTTTACTTTGTGCGACTGTTAATTTGCTCATATGCCCTCCACAATCTTATGAATTATAAATGTGCTATTACTCGTTTAATTTGTTCGTTACTTTTACGCACTTCATTTAAGTAACTTTCTAGGCTACTGACGCTGTTTTT